GTTCATCACGCCTTGGAGCGTATTTTGTGCGCCTTGAACAAACGGTTGTGCGCCGCCTTGCATGTTTCGCACCGCTGCGAATGCTGCTTCCTGATCGGGCGTAAACCCTGCAATTCGTGGGCCACCGTACTGCTGATATGGGCGAGATGCCACTGTATCTGCAAAGTTCAGATTGGCGAGATACGCCTGCTTAATTTGCGGGTCGATAGACGTAGTGACGTTTTGCGTACCAGTCTGCTTGCTGTTTAAAAAGTCAAAAATCGCCATGATTACCCCAATAGGCCCATGTTTGGCCTGTAAAACTGAAAATTCCCAATGTCCTGTTCACCGTACCGCGCATAATCCCCTGCGTAGGGTGTATATGTCGGATTGGATGTAAACCGCTGCACTGGCAGTTCAGTCCCTTCTTGGGGTTGCTGATTGTTGCCCTGTCCTAACAAACCGCTAACTGCGCCTGCTGCTGCACCACCTGCAAGTAACCCGCCCAACAGTTTGCCAAGATTCGGCGCTGCTGCCTGCGGATTGCCCGGCTGAAATGGCTTGTTAATAAACGAATTCGGGTCACCTAAGTTTATCTGACCTGTGGGAGTTACGCCACCTTGAGATAACGTCCCACCGGGCACGCCCACCGTCAATCCTTGCCCTAGTCCCGAGCCAAAATCAAACGTGGGCGACTTTGGAATCTGCAAGCCCATCTGCGCACCCGGTTTTAACCCCATGCCCGGAAATGTCATGCCATCTAACAAACCACCCACACCGGGCACTTGATTCACGTATCCGGTTGTATCAGGCAAATCAAACGTAGGGCCAAACTTGTTGGGGTCTAGCTGTAGCCCCGCACCCTTTGCGCCATCTGTAATGCCTGTGCCCAGAGTTTTACCGCCGTCCTTGAATGCGTTTGATGCTGCACCTACTGCACCACCAACGCCGCCTTGTATGCCGCCTCCAAGCAAGCCTAGACCTATATCGCCACCACGTAGCGCCGCATTTAATCCACCTGTTAATGCGCCTTGAGCTGCCCCACCTAAAATCTGACCGGACGCACCACCACCAACAGCGTCCGAAACCCCTGAACCTATACCTTTCAGCGCCCCCGCGCCCACACCCGCAAGCAGACCACCTGTCAGCCCCGACTTTAATGCGCCACCAATATCACCTTGGAGCAATCCGGGTAAGGCCGAAGCACCACCCGCTGCCAATCCTGTAGCCAATGCAGCGCCACCACCCAAAGAACCCGCTAAAGCACCCGCAGCCGGGCCTAATGCCGCTGTGAGTGCGATTGTGCCAATCGGGCCAAGTTTGGCAATGTCATGTCCAATCTGCTTGAAAAAACCTGACGAATTCGACTCAATCCGAGCAGCGTCATTCAACCCTTTATATAGATTCGCATTGGCATCGTAAAGTGGCTTCAAAGCCCCTTGGCTTAGTTCACCTAACTTGGTTGGATCTGCACCAGCAGTCACCGCTAAACGATCAATAAGCCCCTTGCCGAGATCATTAAAACCTAACGCACCTTTACGCCCCGATGGATCGTATAATTGTTCGGCGGTGTAGTTTGAGCCTACTTTCAGAATCTGCTCAGGCGTAAGCCCTAAAGCCTGCCCCGCTTGCATCGCCAGTTCGCGGTAGTAGCCCGAGCCGAAGTTAGGGTCGAACTTGTATCCACCGCTGTAGCCCACAGGGTTGGCAGGCATAAACGAATCGTTTTTAGTGCTAAACCGCCCACCTACGTCTTTTAAGAATTTGTTTGCGTCATCCCAAATCTCTCCGTAGCCCAGCCCTGAAAGATCAACGCCTGCTAGAAGTGCATCGCGCAATGACTTTGAATAGTCTGGCCTAACCGCATTATTAAATATGTCTTGGCCCAAAGCATACATTCCCGGAGTAGACACTCCAAGGTTATCCATTTGCCAACTCTGGGTGGCCTCTTTAACAACACTGGCGGGCACTTTTACATTTACACCATCAGCGTTGTAGAAAAAATCATTACCAATTTTTTGGAGTGCCAAAAGCCCAGAGCCTACATTTGAAAGTAATGCAGAGTTTGCTTTGTCGTATTGCTGTCGAGCTGCTCTTAGTTCATCAAGCGTAGCCATCACACCACCACCGTAGTCGATAACGTGCCAGCATTGCTCACAACCAGTGCGTAACGAGTTCCATTAGGCGATGTTAGGATAATCCGGTTCTGATTAAACTCCGCATCCTGATTGCGCTTGTAATTCATCGTGTCTGCCATTTCAATGGCACGCAAGTTTTGACGCATCACATCGTCATTTATCGGCTGTAGCTTAATCATCGCAAGCCCCCAAGTTCAATATCAAGTCTTGGCAAACCAACACGCCAATCAGCACCTACAATACCCTCAACCCGCATGGCAACTTGCCTGCCCGTAAATCGAATAGACGTAGGGGCCGCCATTTGATACGGGCCGAAGTTGTACTCTGTAGCATTGGGATAAAACCTTGTTGCAAATCTGGCTTGTACATCACCCTGCGTCTTTTCGTCGGGGTACATGTACTTGCACATATAGACCTGATCGCCTTGGCCTAACTCCACAGGGCCAGATTCTGCAAACGGCAATTGCCCGAAGTAGTTAAATCCCACTTCATGCTCATAGAGGAAACCATCGGGGTCTACTCGTATAGGATTGGAGTACACATCCGCATCCACGCCAATAGTTCGGGCCATCGTGCCTGTAGCCCAATGATTTTCTCGGTAATTGTAGGTGACGTATGAATCCACTTCTGTGCTTGCAGGGTAGAAGAATGTAACCTCTCCATATTCCGGATTGTGAACGCCCCACGTCTTGGCCTTCTGCGCTTGATTCAGGCGTTTAAACACAAAGTCCGACACATCACACGGAATCGGTTTTACAAACCCGTCATACATGAAAAACGCGTTCTCGCCCATCCAGATAGCAGACTTGTCTACTACCACTAGACCGTTGCGAGAAATGCAGCCACAGCCCGTTCCAACGCGTTCAAAACCGTATACAAAGGGTGGCCCAAGGTATTGCGCTGTGTGCGCATCGGTGGATGTGACAATCAGAACTTGTCCGCGTACACGCTTGGCTGAAATAATCTCGCCGTTGGTCTGCAACTCAAACGACCCCGCCTGTGTTGTTGCTGTCACCTGCCAATTGTATAAATCCTCTTGGTCTGACCATGCAATCCGCCTGCGGTTGCCATCGGCTTGCAATAGGAACACGAAACGTTCATCTGTCACCAACACGCCCTTGTTGTTAATCGGCGTAGTCCCTGCGGTGGCGATGACCTCCACAGCAGGCGACATGGTGTTAAGCGTCCAAGTGTAGAGTTTTCCGTCTTCCGATTGCACCGCAACTAGGTTTTGCCCGAAGTTATCAAAACTCCATGTCGTGGCAATCTCTGAAATATCTGCTACAGCGCGAGGCGTGCCGTATGTACCAAAACCGTATGGCCCACCACCGTACCCCGTATTCGCACCGGAATCCGGAAACCCGACAACCAATCCCACAGGAGTGATGTCTGCCAACGCATTGACCGAACCCTGCCGGGCGTAGAGTTTAGAATGCGTGCCAATCGCAAGGTATCGTTCTGTGCCGTTGTCGCGCCATGAGTGCGCACCACGGGCCTTACCTACCACCTGCTGATTGACACGAGGCACACCGCCAACGATGTTTCGCCAGCCGCCTACAGGCTGCAAAGTCCCCTCAAACCATCGGATGAGATCGCAGTCCTGCCACCGTCCTTTGGATTGATACTCGGTGCCGTTTTTGTAAACGCCGGGTGGGATCTGTAGGGGGATGAGCATTATTTATCTAACGCCTTCTGGATCAACTCGTTCTTGGATGAACTGCTGTGGGACGTACCGAAAAAATACTCCTTAGATCCTAGCACCATACCAGTCAACACGCCAAGCAACATATCAAGAGTTTTCTCGATGCCGTTAGGCATTATAACTCCTTCTACACCCATGCCAATTTGAGCCAAAATAACAAAGAAAAAAGCGAAGCCATACAGGTAAGCCAGATTACGAGGAGTGTGGTCACCAGTTTTTACCTCTCGCTCTCGTGCTGAAGCCCGATCAGCAGCATGGATTTCTTCTAACTTAATTCCAGCTTCAAGGTAAGTTTTCTGCAATTCTGCATCGATCTGGCGCATCTTTGCTAGTTCTTCGGGGGATGCACCTTTCACCATTTCTACAATGGCTTCTTTCGTTTTCTCCGGTACGCCCAACTTATCCGCGAAGAAGGACACCGCTCCACCCGCCAATGGGCCGCCGAGCGCGGTTGCAAGTGTAGGCAATACAGTCTTTAGCCAATCAACGCTCATACCGGCAACCCCACAGAATATTGAACTTTACCGCCTTTAAATGTGGCGGTCATCACTTGCTTTCGGTTAAAGCCTTTTGTCAAAGAAACATGTAACCACCCTTTAGATACATTAGCTGGGTCGTAGGCTTCTAGGATCAACTGATCGAACGGTAACTTTTCTGCAATGATCCACTTCGCTACCTGCAGCTTATCCACCCCGCCTGTAAACTTGAGATCCGCAGCTTGGCCCATGACGTGCTGGCTTGTCAGACTGCCTCCGATCGAACGATTCAATTCTGGGCTTCGGTAGCCCGAAGAAATGATCGTGATCCCCCACTTGTCGCGGATGGGTTGGACTAGGTTTGTGAAAAGAAACTTCAAGTTCTCAATCACCTCTGGCGTAGGCGTGTTATCTATGCCTTTTCGCTCGGCTTCTTGGCTTTCAAGCGCCTCGTCAAGTGGGAAATTACGCGATAGCAACATACAGCACCCCCATGCATATTATTGCCAGCACAATGGCCAGCGGTGTGGTTTCTTTCATCGTTCGTGGCTCCATCCTCGACTGGTACTGCGTTAGGACAACACCTCTTTAGGCTCAACGTCCGTTGCTTTCAGCGAATCCTCAAGCATTTTCACAAACGCTTGCTTGCCTACTTGCAGCTGCTCTAACTGAAACTGTGTTGAGCCGATCTTTTGTTCAAGATTTAGCAAGTGGTTCACGATGTGTTTCTGTTCAGGGTTCAGATCGTCTTCTGTGTACTCTTTATCATTCAGAGTGATTTTGAATTGCTCTTTAGCCATGATAGGGTTCTCCTTTGGTTGGCGTTGGAATGCGGTTATTTGGATTCCAGTGCTTCGATACGTGCCAATGCTGCATCTAGTTTAGCGTTAAGTTCCTGTATGACTTTACCCTGCATCTGAGCCAGCACCGAATACTTCACCGACAGCGTTACTTCGCCATTCGGCTCACGCTCTGTGTATTCTTCTTCGTGTGTTGTGGCAGGGTTTGTCTCGTTGCCTTCTTCATCAAGCACGGCAGGCACTTCAACTGTGCGAGTTTTTTTAACTTCAACAGTGTCGGGGGTTTCATCAACAAGACCGGGGAAAACTTCTTGCAGTTCTTGTGCCACAACACCGAACTGATCGTAGTCAGTACCGATGAGTTTGAACTTGCGGAATCTAATCCGCATAAAGCGTTCGAGGTAACTAGGTGCGTCTACGATGTCGAATTTTACTTTGCGGTCAGAGATTGCGCCGTAACTGTTGTTCGTGTTTTGAACGTTGCCGTTGGCGAGGACTTGGTAGACTATCGTGGAATTTAATACGCCTTGATAATGAAACCCTGCTGCCCCTGATGGTAAAACTGTGTAAACTGTTGCGACAGATGATCCTGTACTTGTAGAAGAAAAAAGGTGGACAACATCGTTGGCATTCGACCTAGATTCATGATACGGACTTGCGACTGCGGCATAACTCCCCGTATTACTCGCCTTGAAGTAGCCCCCACTCGTGAAGCGGGCGCGTTCGGTGTTGTTGGTTTGAAGGAGCAGCGGATCATTTGATGAAACATTAATTGCAGGAGCAACACCGGCAAAGTTGCTGCGTACTTGAATGACTTTGGTTCCAGCGCCGTCCTCATTGACGCGAATACCCGTACCGCCAGACACATCAAGTCGTGCAGTAGGACTCGTCGTCCCCACCCCCAAATTCCCACCCGCATCCAGCGCCATCGCCTGCGTGAAAGTAATCGGGTTGCCTGCTGTGCCGGAGGGGGCGGTGAACCACTGATGCTGCCCATTTTGCTGTACGAATCGTGAAGCAAATCCGGTTGATGAATAGATATAATTCGTGCCGTTAAAATAGCCGTTTGTGATGACTTGATTAAAATCGCCTGCTGTACCGAACGAACCCACTGCCGGGAGTTCAATTGCTCGAAAGCCACTTGCCCACGCACTCGGAGTCACCCCAATCCCCACATTCCCCGCAGCATCTTTGTAAATCTGCCCACTGCCGATGTTGATAACACCTGTGCCACCTGTGAGGGTTCCGGTGTAAGAGAAGTTTGTTGCACTTGCAGTTTGTAACGCCGTAGTTCCTGCAACAGTCAAATTCCCAGACAGTGTTACATTTGCTGCGCTAAACGTACCGCCCACGCTTGTAGCGCCTTGCACCACGTTTGTACCATCGCTATACAGCAGCGTATTGAATCCCTGAGCCACGGTGATACCTGTGCCCAACGGTGTCTTTACCGTCACGCTAAACGCGCCTGTAGTGCCGTTACGCACGAGATACAACCGCACAGGCGTTGCAGGGATAATCACGTTCACGTTCGCCGTGAGCGTTCCCGTAAGATTGATTACACCCCTTGCCGCCTCCGCATCAGTGAGCGTTACATCCATGTTAGACAGCGTTTTATTCAACTGCCCCAATGTCACAGCGTTGTCTAGGATGCGGAAATTGTTATTGAGTATGCCGCCCCATGTATCGTCATCAGCACCAACATCGGGAAGTTCTGTACTCAGGTTTGGGAGAATTTCGTCAGCCATGTTTAAAACATCCTTGCTTGTGATTTAAGGTTATTCGCCGCTGTCTGTGCGCGCTCATCCGCTACTTTCAACGCCTCTACCGCATTCTGGTATAGCTGAATCCACACAGGTATACGCGCATCATCTTTCAGGTATGGCGCAGAGTTTAAGAGCGAGCCGTAGAAGTAAATGTCCGGGTGCTTCTCAAGTAACCAATTGGTTGTATTGACGTTCGTCAGCCGAGGGATGTTCTGGTAATAAACCAGTGTCGCTGTGTAGGCTGAATCCGGGGTTTTGACGAACATGAATTGATTGCCCAACACCGTATAATCTGTCGGTTTCCCAACTCCGGGATTGGCACGTTTGAACTGCTCCATGCTCTCAATGGTGCGGAACAACAATGGCGTAATCGGGGTGGTGTTCAAATAGAACGAGCGGACTTCAAGGAATTGCGCCGGAAGGTTTTCAAACTCTGCATCAATCGTAAACGACACAGACGCAAGCATCTCCCTTGTGCGCAATTGACGCTCAGTCTGCGACTCCATCAGCGAGATAAATCCGGGTATCGCCGTGGTTAGATCGCTTCGGTTGAGTTCGTCTGCGATTGCGCTTTGCAGGCTTGCGTAGTCTGTGAAGTTCATTTGCCGAATACCTTATATTTGGCTGCACGCGGGTCTGCTAAACACTTGTGGAATTCTTCCTTGGTAAACCATCCGCGCTTTTTCCATTCGTCAAGTAAATCCAGTGGCACGTTCCGCAAAACCACCTTGCCATCATCCCATCGGTCAAGACTTGTCCACATGTTATGGATAGCTTTGTTTTCTTCAACGATCTGAGTTTCATCACGGATGGTTTGAAGTGTAATCGCTCCATCTTCGTGCTGATGTAGCTTTTGGATGACTTTTGAATTGTGGTTGACGTGGATTATTTTTGAGTCCATTGCATCACCTTTTAAAAACCCCGCCGAAGCGGGGTTCTATTACTTAGGTTGTAGTCAAATCGGCCACCAAACCAAGCCCTTTCTCGTTGCGGATTTTGAGGCCCCACTCAACGATACACTCAAACTTGCGTGCGTCACCAGTTTGAGCGCGTTCCTTACAATAGTAAGGACGCAGAGTCGATACGGCTGCGTAGTCGGTGTCTACGAAAATCGCATCGCGTTCACGCTGGAAGGCGTTTGCCACGATAGAAACCGGCCCCCAATCACCGAGATAAACATCGGCTGCACCAACAATGGTTGCAGTCTTTTTGCCTGTTTCTGTACGCAATTGAGCGATACCAGCAAAAGTTGAAAACTTCTGCTTGTTGACACCGCCAACCGACACCATGTCGGTTTTGGCACCGCTACGCCACATTTGCTGCAACACATCCTTAACCAAAGTCTCGGTGAAAGCACGTTGAGTGCCATCTGTACGAGTACCGGTTGGGATGTTGGTATATACAGGATTCGCACCGCCTACACCAAAACTGGTGTTTGTCTTGATAAAGGCCAAGATTGAGCCAGTCTTTCGAGGAATGGTTGCGCCATCACCTGCGGCTGCGCCTTGGTTCGACAAAAGAATGGCTTCCGCATCACGACGGATTTCCACGCCTTTCAAGATTTTCTGATAGTTGATTTCAGATGCGCGGCCTGCTTTGCGAACGGCTTCCTCTGTCTCCGAAATGATGAAGTTGCGCTTCATAATTTGGGTGTAGTTACCTACACGAACAGTGGGAGTAACGGCTTGGTACGTCGCATCATCACCTTCAACGTGCGCGTTGTTAGTGTCGGCAGTTGCCAAATCTTGGGTTTGCCATTCAAAGAAAGTGTTCTCAGCCTTTTCCTTGCCGATGTTGGTGATGAACGGAGTTTCCTCCATCGCCACACGGCTAATCAGGTCGGACAAATCTTCTCGGATACCTTTAGCGGTATAGGTTTGAAAGGTATTAGCTACTACAGCCATGATTTATTTCTCCAAAAGAGTCAAAAGTTGGGCGGCACTGGCAATCGATGGATTACCTTGGAATGCCTCACGAGCACGTTTAACAACCACGTTACCAACTGGAACCTTTGCCTTGGGTGCTACGGTCTTTGAGTTCGGGGCCGCTGGTTTCAGGGCTTGCCGCTTGCTCATCAACTCGTCATACAAAGCCGCCTTGTGTAATGCCACCACTGCTCGATGGTCAAACACTTGTGCGAGTTCTTCATCGCTAAAGCCTAGCTTCTTACCCTGTTCCTTTACTCTGCTCTGTACGGCTTTCCGTTTCTCAACGTCTTTCCATTCAGGCAAAGCAGATTCAAGGGCTTGCGCTTCACGCTGCAACTGTTGGGCGAGTGACTTCTGCTGCTCTACTTGCTGAAGTTGTGCAAGGCGTTGTTGCTCTTGCTGAACCACCGCGAGTTTCTGCTGCTTTCTCTGCCAATCGGCCATCTGCAAGCTGTACTCAATGGGGTCTGTTTGTCGCAGAGTGTCCCAATCGGGTTCGTCGCTTGCAGTCAATTGCTGTTGTAAGACTCCTAGCAACTGCTGGTACTGCTGCCGTTCTCCAATAATTGCTTGGGCTTCGGCCTCGAACGCTTTGCGCTGTTCTGCCAATGCTTGGGCTTTCTTGGTATAGTCTGATTGCCGGGAGTATCCCGCTTTCAGTTCATCTAGGGTGACCGCTATTTCTTCCCCATCCACTTTGACAGTGATGGCTTCCGGTTCCTGTTCACCTTCGGCTTCTTCCTCGCCTTCGTCAAACTCGCCTTCTTCGTCTTGCTCCCCTTCCGGTTCGCCTTCCGATTCAGGCTCTTGATTCTGGCTCTCACCTTCATCAAGTTCCGCGCTTGCTTCCTCGACTTGTTCCTCTAAAGGAGTTTCGGGGCTTTCTAACGCCATTGCTGCGTCCATTAAGGACATTGAGCCACTTCCTACTGGATTGGTGTTCTCACTCATAATCATATGCTCCTATGCGCACAAAATCAAACTTTACGTGGGCGACCGCGCTTTGCTTTTTCCTGCTCAAAATTGCCGTTAAAAACCATCCCTCTAATTCGTAGGTCTAGCTTCTCGATGGCTTTGAGCGTGAAATAGGCCGCTTGCCGCTTTTCCACGTCTGTGGGCAAAGAATTGGCAAAGTCGTTCATCGCCTCATCTTTGATCGCTTTGATCGCACTTTCATAGGCCGGATTGTTCATCAGCTTTTCGGCATGTTCGCCTTGCTCAATGATTTCCTCAGTTTCACTCATATTTACCCCAATAGCAGGAGAAGGATGGCTTCCTCATCTTCCCGCATGATGGTCAGTATTATGGTCAACTGCTCAAGAATCAGGACACTGTATGTGTCTTGTTGTTTGCTCTCGAACAATGACCGCCTCAACTCAAATTCACGCATCGACAACTCACGGAGCAAATCCGAGAATTCATCAACAGGTAAATCCTTCGTTGCAAGTTCCTCAAGCCGGGGTTTAATCGCCTTGAGTGGTTCTTCTGCTTTCGCATCAATCAGCTTTGACGCTTCCGCAATGGCTGCGTTTAGCTTCTTCTTGCGCGGTAAATCCGCCTCTGCAACCCGTTTAACCCGCTTTTTGAGCCTCTGAAGCGGTTTTACTGGTTCAGGTAACTCCTGCTCCAATAATCTTGTTAATTCGTCTGCAACAGCCCGTATGCGCTTCTTAGAGCCTTTGGATATACCCCCGCCGCCTAATTGCTGTGGGGTTTCCTCGACTAAATTGCAA